TATTATTTCTCCTTTAGATAGTTCTTACACAGAATTATTAAAATCCAAATTCCCTCAAAATTCAAAACCTTATATAACTAGATATACAGTTCCAAATGAAACAATACAAAATAATAATCTAAGTTGGAATGATATAGCAGATGCTAAAGTTATAGATACTTATATTTCTCCTCCACCTCTTAGTAGTTATATTTGTGGTTCTGATGGTTTTCTCACAGGTGGAACACCCTTAAATAATTCAACTCTACTAATATCAAAGTTTTCACATGCCCCATTTATAGATTCTGATGGTTTTTACTCAACTGCTTCTTCCCCCTTTATTACGTATACCTCTGATGATACTTCAGATAATGTTATTAAGAATGGTTTAGATTTAGGAGAAAATTGGTATATTACTATATTTAATGATCTACCAGTTCCTGTCCAAGGTAATCTTGATGTCTTCAATTCTGGTTCAGATTATAGTTATACTGGTTTAGACAATAATGGAAATCATTCAGATCCTCTAGCTAATCATGGGGTATATAAGATTACAGGTGTAGAAACTCCTGTATATGGAAATATAAATTATTCAATGTCAATTTCTCCTCCCCTCCCGGACACTGGATCTGGAGCTACAAGATGGGAATTTGGTAATGCTGGTGGTAAAGGATATTTAATATGGAAAGCTATCCCTAATCCTAGTATAGTATTTGATAATGTTACTCTTTCAGGAGTAGGTAAAGGAAATGTTATTACTGAAACTCCTACATTAACAGTTAGAAATAATTTAACATATATCTCTAAAAAATATGGAGAAAATACATAATTTCAAAAATAACGTGATTAAGAAACTAATAATACATATATTTATAACAAACAGAAAACAATGGGATATTTAAATAACCAAGTAGTAACAGTAGATGCTATCCTAACTAAAAAAGGAAGAGAATTAATGGCTCGAAATGATGGCTCATTTCAAATTACCCAATTTTCATTAGCTGATGATGAAATAGATTATACTCTTTATAATCCAACTCACCCATCAGGCTCATCATTTTATGGAGAAGCTATAGATAATATGCCTTTACTAGAAGCATTTCCAGATGAAACTCAAATTATGAAATATCAGTTAACTACTCTACCTAGAGGAACAGCTAAACTTCCTGTATTAGATTTAGGATATTCTGCTATTACCTTAAAACAAGGAGCTAGTTTAGCAATTACACCCCAAACATTAAGTTACTTAGGTAATGCTCAAGCTTTTGAAACTAGTGGTTACTCAGCTACAATTTCAGATGTTAGATTATTAGGAACTTATTCAGGAATAGGAGTAAATACAACAGCTGCTGTTAATGCTAATACAAACGCAACTACTACTATAGGAACTAATGTTTCTAAAACAATTATAGGAACACAAATTAATTTAAGAGCTACTACTGTGAATACATTATTTGGTACTAATTTATCTTTATCTGCTACCTTAACAGTTGTAGGTTTAGATAGTGGAGCTAGATTAACTATTCCTTTAACTATAAATAAAATAAACTAAAATATAAATAAATGAGCTTTAAAAGATATGATGCTGATGATTTTCTTGTAAGTAGTGATTCAATTACTTCTACACTATGGTCAACAGGAAATCCAACTCTAACCCAATTCTTTACTTCTTCAGTCCAAATTATAGGTTCATCAGGAGATTTTTATTTATCTGTATATCAAACAGGTTCTTCTTTATCAAATGCTACTCCACAGTTTGAAATAGCTTATGGTAATTCAACAGGATTAGGAGGAACTCTTTATACTGCTAATGTGGTTGGTAAAACACCAACTTTATCAACTTATGGTCAATATAGAGCTTTAATATTAGAAGATGAAACAAAATCTTTTACTTTTGGTACAGGTGATAATACTTTTACAACTACAGATTTTTATGTTATATCTATAGAAAGATCTAGATACAAAGAATCTTTATTCCCAGGTTCTTTAAATTTAACATTATCTGGATCTGATGGAACAATAACTTTAACAGATAATTCAAAAGATGTAACTGTAAATTCATTTATAGGATCTTCTAGAGTATACCAATTAGTATCAGGATCTAATGGTACCTCTGGAACTACTGCTGATAGTGGAATGGTATCCAATTCAGGTTCATATGGGTTAGTATTTCCTGAATTAGGAACTATTTTATTAAACCCAGAGGCTCTTAATGAATATGCTGGTATTAGTACTGTTAGAACAGCTAATTCAGCTAATGGAGCAAATAATATTACTTTATTTAATGCTATAAATGGTGGAGCTAATTTTAAATTAAACTCTCAAGAAACAATAACCTCAGACTATATATTTACTAGGGCTAGAAATTCAGAATTTAATTATACGCAAAATCCAACATTCATCTCAGGTTCAACAGGTGAAGTAATTTTTGATAATTTTATAAATAATCCCCAAACTTTTATTACAACTATAGGAATGTATAATGATTCAAATGAATTATTAGCAGTAGCTAAACTTTCAAGACCATTATTAAAAGATTTTACAAAAGAAGCTTTAGTTAGAGTAAAACTAGATTTTTAAGATGAATGAGTGTTTACAAACCATTTACTACATCTGATATAATATTATCTCTATTTGAGGTAAATAAATCCTTTACTTTTAATGGAGTTACAGCTGTAACTAGCTCTGGTATTGATAGATTTATTGGTAAAAATATCCCTTTCAACTCAGAAGGACTTTGGGTGTCAGGTTCAAATCCTACAGGAGATATTTTTATACAAGATCAATTTTTAGTTTATAGATCTATAAAAGAATTATATTATTCCAACTTTATAGGGAATGATGATGGAGCCCCAGTAGGATTAGCTGTATTTGAAACCGATGGAACTATAACAGGTCCAGGTTATACTCCAAATTCATATAATTATTTATCCTCTACCTTATTAGCTAATAGATACTTTCCAACAGGTTCTAATGAAATTATAGGAGTATTTTCAATTCCTTCAAATTTATTTGGAGAAAATGTTAAATTAAATTCTTGTACACTAACAACTCCTACCTCAACAATCTCTGATGATGGAAATGGAAACATGCTTAATAATGATACTCTAAAAAAAGTAGGAGATATAATATATGAGCATGGTATTATAGTTTTAACCAGTGATGGGGCACCAGCTTTATCAGATCCTGGATATGGGTTTGTTAATTATGGTAGTGCTGTTTATGGAGATGATGATGCTGATTGGATAAATGTTTTTATGACTGAAGCTAATATTACATGTTCCTTTGAAAGTACAATAACTTTATATGAATCTCAATATAAATGTACTATAAGAGAAAATGAGTATAATTTTTCTCAAAATCCAACAATAATATCTAGTAGTTCAAATAGTGGTGTTGTAAGTGATTTTGCCACTGGATCATATTTTTCTCCATACACAACAACAGTTGGCTTATATAATAATGATAAACAATTATTAGCTGTAGGAAAATTAGCTCAACCATTACCATTATCCTCTGTTACTGATACTAATATCATAATCAACTTAGATTTATAATATATTTATAATCATGGCAAAAATATTATCAAAAACAGGAATAACAAATTTAGGAACCGTTAAAGCTGGTCATGTTAGTCAATCAATAGATGCTCTTACAGGTCTTGAAGCCTATGATATTATAACATCAGGCTCATTTACTGTAACTGGTCCTATTAGTTCAAGTGGAATTATAACTGGAGAGGATTTAGTTATTAGTGATGATGCTTCTATAACAGATACATTAACTGTTGGAACAATAAATGCTTCTGGAAATATAAGTGCTAGTCAAGTATTTGATGGTACATATTATCAATGGGAAGTATCTGTACAAGCAGATACAAATGATGATACTAATTGGCAAGGACCACCAAATACAGGTGTAACTACTGGTACTGTTTGGAATAAAGATTTTGGAACTGTATATGATGGAGTAGCTGATGTTGTACAAACTCGAACAAATATAAATACAGGTTGGAGAATACCTCACTCAGCTAATTACTCTGCTAGTATAAAATCTATAGATGTGTATGTTGGAGGTCGACAAGATGCAACTATTGATGCTACAGATCATCTTTCAGCCTCATTATGGTACTCAACAGCAGCAGATGTAGATGCAAGATTGAATCAAACTGGAACAACTGGTATTACACAAAGACATGGTGGAACAGTAATAACAACTCAAGTAGGTCAAACCCTAGTTAAATTTAATCAATACTTAATTACTCAATCAATAAATGTAGATTTAGCACCAGGTGCAATGTTATTTCCTAGAGTAAAAATGGCTGAGGGATCATCACAAAACTTACTTTGGGACATATATTACATAGTTAATTACTGTAAAAAACCATTATAAAATAGAATTATGGCTGACATAAGAACAACCTCACAAGAATTTACAGCATCTGGATCTTTAAAAAATCCTGAACAAATACTAACAACAGAAGAACTAAATCATCCTTTACAAGAAACTATTATCTTTTTACAAAAAAAGATAGATGAGTTAATAACTGAAGTAAACATACTCAAAAATTCTTAATATTATTTACATAAATTAATTTTATGAACTGGATATATAGAGATAAAGAAATCTTATCTAAAGATGACTTTCCTGAAGAAACTTATGGCTTTGTTTATAAAATAACTCATACACCTTCTGGTAAATCCTATCTTGGTAAAAAAGTTTTAATACATAACAAAAAAACTAAGTTAACTAAAAAAGATTTACTAATGTATGAAGGTGTACAAGGTCGTAAACCAACATATAAGATAGTACAAAAAGATTCAAGTTGGAAAAGTTACTATGGATCTAATAAAGCTTTAATGGAATTAGTTCAAACTGAATCCTTAGAAAATTTTAAAAGAG